ACTTAACACTCCTTTTTAGATCATCTCTATTATTTACAAAGACTCTAATCAATCTGGATACTTCAACAGATTCCTCTTTTAATGTTTTTGGATTGATAAAGATAACTCTACTATTATTTACTTTCAATTGTTCAAATTCCTTATCACTTACAATAACAGCGTCATCTGTATGTTTACGCCAATCGTGATTACTATATCCTAATACATCTTCACTCATTATTTACCTATATGTTTAACATTGTCTTTTGATATTACTTGATAACCACCCTTGTTATATGCTGGAGCGATAGTAAACTTCTTAGATTCTTCTAGTCGCCAGTTGTTCACAGGTTTGGTGCCGCCAGACGGAATCGAACCGCCGACCTTCTGATTACAAATCAGCTGCTCTACCTGCTGAGCTACGGCGGCAGCTGCAACAAAAGGTTTTCTTTTGAAAGTATATCTTTTTTTCATCTTACCTTTTGAATCTACTTTGAAGCCTAAACTTCTTAAAAATTTGATATGTTTGATTAGTGCAGCCAGATAACTCTTAGTAGGCTTTCGTCTTCTCGCTCTACGAATAGCGCCGCTTGAATCTTTTGTATATAATATCTTACTCATTATTCCACATCCATAACATAAAAATCGGTATCATATATATTATTATAACATAAATGAAAGCTAAAGTCAAGTCTATCCACATTTAAAACCATTTATCATTCTGTAACCACTTCAATATTTTGGTACAAAACCACTCGTATATATCTACCGAATATACAAACATTGAAGCAAAACCTATTACTGCGATCATTAATAATATTAATTCCCAAATCATATACATTCTTTGTTTTTATAATCTTTTTGTAGATGACATTTATACTTCTTATCTAATTCTATTCTAAGTTGTGCCGATATAGTATCTAATATATTTGGCATATTCTGTAATAAGATTGTTGTCATCTCGATTGACATCTGGTGCATAAGTGCAGCCAATTCATTACCTAATACCTCAGCGTGATCCATATCATTACCTTGAATTGCCTGTGTGATTACATGACCCACGATTGCCGAAGTCTTCTCATCTGATTTAGCAGCGCCAGTTATAAGTAAAAAAGCAAGTGCCACTATCGTCATCATTAAAAACTCTTTAAATTTATTCATTAGTCACCCCTCATCATTAGTTCTTTTTGTTTCTCTTTTTCTTCTCTCTCTTTAATTTCTGCTTTCATCTTATCAAAAGGAACAGGTTTAGCCCATTCTGTAATAAGTCTGTCTATGTGTTTGATTGATATCTTCATTGAGAAGATTTTGGGATGATTTATCTTTGTCTCTTTCAGTTCTTTTAGATAATCTACTTTTTCTGCATTTGTTTTAAGTTTTTTAAACTCAGCAAATACAAACTCTTTCGTTAATACTCCTTCTAAAGCCATAATGTATTCTCCTTTGTTGTTATCATATAAGTAAATTTAGTTTTAAGTAAATTAAATATACTCATAGGAATAGCGTTAGTGATAATCTTTGTCATATAACCGTCAAATGTGATTGAGTTATAGTGTATGTCATTATCATCAAATTTATTCTTTAATCTATCAACATCAATATTATCTATCGACATTGGTTTTGGAAAGTATATGTAATTCATACTCATACGCTATACTATTTTGAGGGGTTTGTCAAGCGTTAAAAAAGGTAGGGAAATAGGGGGTTTTAAGGTGATTATGTTCTTCTTTTGTTCTTATTGCCTCGCATATAGTGGTCGCCAGGTTCGTAATTCCAACGCATACCGTGATGGCCTCTGATGTCTGCCCACCACATTCTAATTCTAACAATAATTTTTCTGATCGGCAAAGCCATAATCACCCTTTCAAGTTTGAGATATCAAATCAAATTTGATTTACAACGCCTCGGCGTTAATTCTATTTAGACAAATTAGTTTTTCAACATTTTTTTTAGAGATTCTTTTAAAATTTTAGAACCTCCAATACGAACATTGATGATACCATTATAGTAGTTGTCAACTTCAAGTACCTTTCTTTCAAATTGTTCTTTTGCTTCTAGGTAACTTGCAACACCTCTACTTGGGCAATAAAATAATATTTCTCTAGTAAATTTATCTTCGCCATACTTTTCTACGTCTGCGATTAGTTTTTCTGACGATCCCCAATATGTCTTCCAGTCACTTTCTTTAGTGCCTCGTCTTTTATTTTTTCTACCTTTAAGGGGTTTCTTTGTAGTTTTAAATTTTGCTAACTTTTTACCTACATACATCATGCCATTTGTGGTATTTGTTATCAGATATACAAATGCCTCACAATCTTTAGGCAGTTCTTTGACTAGTTTGCCTTGATACGACCAACTCATTATCTCTCCATTTCTTTCTCAACTGTATATAGTATTCGTCTTGTGTACACAAGTCTCTATATGTTTTAAATATTCTAGCAGATATCGCTTTCTGACTTGTCAATGCGTCTTTCTCTTGTGGTAATACATTTCTATTCTTATCGTATTTCTTACCGTCTTTGTGATTGGCATATCTTCTTGCTCTTGTAAATCCCATCTCTAAAAACTTTCTACACATGTCCATACCCACAAAGTCTTTCTTACATCTATATTCTAGATATAAATCAAATATCTTTTGTGCTGATTGTTGTGCTATATATGGTGTCTTAAATTTCCAGTATTTACAGATATCGTTTGTGTAGGGTCTGACTAATAATACACCTTGTTCGCCACGACCTATTCTGTATCTAGGATCATTAGGTTCAAATAATATATTTTTATAGTCTAGTTTATAATCAAATTTAATCATCTTCTATTCTGTCTCTTTAATAAGTATTCTGCGACTTTATATATTCTATGTAGTTGAGTCACAGATTGACCTGTGTTTAACCAATGTTTATCAGTTAATTGTTGAGCAATTCTTCTAACAGCTTTGTTATGTTTGCTCTCTTTGACGCCTCTCTCAAACACAGCGCCGCCTGATAATTTTGCTTCTATATCAAGTTCAGATAATTTAGTTCCAGTCTTCGTATCTTTTTTCCACATCTTCTAACTCATCAACAACCTCTTGCTCTTCACCACAGAAAGGACAATACTTCTCTATATAATCCTCTTCGGGAAGGTCATGCTCTATTTTATATTGAGCGCCACAGTTGTCGCATTTTTTCATATCTTCCATTATAATTTAAATCCTTTGAAACTATCTTTTTCTACATCTTGTTTTATACCACCGACCACATAACTCTCTATCTCTGTCTCTTGTGGTGCGTTTTGTAGACCACGACTATTTAACCAGTGTCTAGTCCAAGGTAATGGATTGTTTGTCACTGGTTGATCGTAAACTGCTTTAAGACCTATCGATCTTAATCTTCTATTTGCCTGATACTCAACATATTGTATTAATAGTTTATCATTCAAACCTATCATAGAACCTTTTTCAAATAGATACTTTGCCCAATCTTTCTCTTGTTGTACTGCGTCATCGTACATCTTATAAACAACATCCTCATTCTCTTTTATAATCTTTAACATCTCTTTATCGTTCTCTTTATTTCGATAGTTATTAATCATATTCTGCGATACAGCCAGGTGTAAGTTCTCATCTCTTGCAATAAGAGATATAATCTTAGCACTGCCTTCCATAAGTTTAAGTTCACCAAATGCAAATGAACAAGCAAATGAAACATAGAATCTTATACCCTCTAATATATTAACATTAATTAGAGTTAAATACAAGAGCCTTTTCAATTCTTTCATATCACCTTTTTTAGTTAGGTAATATCTATTTGCATATTCTATAAATTTATCATATGAATCAGTGACAGTTTTTGCTCTTGCCATAATCTCTGGTGTATCAATGATTGTATCTAACACTTCGGTAGGATCAGGATAAACATTCTTCATAATGTAAGTGTATGATCTACTATGTATTGTCTCACTAAAATCCCATGCGACTAACATTGATTCTAGTTCAGGTAAACTACAATAAGGTAAAAATGCTAGACATGGACCACGACCTTGTACACTATCCAATAATGTTTGATATTTTAAATTAGATGTAAAGATATGTTTCTGCTCTTTTGATAACTGAGCATAATCGTTTCTGTCTTTTTGTAGAGATACCTCTTCTGGTCTCCAGAAGAATCCTAGTTGTTGTTGATTTAACTTTTCAAAAATAGGATATTTTTGTTGGTCAAATCGCTGAGTGTTTGGCTCTTCGCCAAAGAACATTGGTTGTTTCATCCAGTCTACCTTTTTTGTGTTAAATGTTTTCATTTAAATTGTACATGCCTCGCAATTTTCTTCGTCTTCTTTTTTTTCTTCTTCAACACCATCGTGCCAACCAATCGGGTGTACAGGTTCTTCTATCTCTGTCTTAGCGTCATATGTATTCTGATAATACGCTGTCTTCCACCCTAGTTTATATGTAGTCAATAAGTCTTGTGCCATCGTTGATAAAGGCACCTCACCGTCTTTGTAGTTCTCTGGATTGTAAGACCAGTTACCACTAATCGCTTGATCGAAATACTTTTGCATTACAGATATAATATTAATATATCCTTCATTGCCTTTCATATCCCATAACAATGTATAAAAATTCTTTAGTCTATTA